GATATGGCTATCGGCAGATATGTTGCACAAAGGGCGGGCATCGGTATCAACGCGGGCAGAATCCGTGGCATCAACAGCAAAATCAGAGGTGGAGAAGTTCAACACACAGGTGTTGTACCATTCCTTAAAAAGTTTGAATCGACTGTCCGCTGCTGTACACAAAATGGAATTCGAGGTGGCTCAGCGACTGTCCACTTCCCGATCTGGCACCAGGAAATAGAAGATATCATTGTCCTAAAAAATAATAAAGGTACTGAGGACAACCGAGTTCGTAAACTAGACTATAGTATCCAACTTAGCAAACTGTTCTATGAACGATTCATCCAAGATGGAGACATCTCCCTATTCAGTCCTCACGATGTCCCAGGTCTGTACGATGCTTTTGGGACTGATCGTTTTGATGATCTCTATACACGTTATGAATCTGATGGATCTATTCCGCGCAAAACTATCGGTGCTCAGCAACTTATTATGGATCTCCTGAAGGAGAGAGCGGAGACTGGTCGTATTTACATCATGAATATTGACCACTGCAACTCACACTCTTCTTTCAAAGATAAAATCGAGATGAGTAATCTCTGCCAAGAGATCACTCTACCAACATATCCTCTTCAGCATATTGACGAGGAGAATGGTGAAATTGCACTTTGTATTCTCTCTGCTGTTAACGTAGGTAAGATTCGTTCTGATGAAGAACTTGAAGAACTTTGTGATCTTGCAGTTCGTGGTCTGGAAGAACTAATCGACCATCAGGAGTACCCTGTACCCGCCGCAGAACGCGCTACAAAGGCACGTAGGTCTCTTGGTATTGGATTCATTGGTTTAGCACATTATCTCGCTAAACTGGGTTTCAATTATGATTCTCAGGAAGCATGGGATGCAGTCCACGGTCTCTCCGAATCTTTCCAGTATTATCTCCTAAAGTCTTCTAATGAACTTGCTAAGGAGAAGGGGTGGTGTGCTGACTTTGGTCGTACCAAGTATGCTGATGGAATTCTTCCAATCGATACATATAAGAAAGACGTAGACGAAATCTCTAGTCAGGAACTGGCGCATGATTGGGAAGGTCTTAGAAAGTCTATTTCAACCCACGGTCTACGGCACTCAACACTGTCGGCACAAATGCCTTCGGAGAGCAGTTCCGTTGTGTCAAATGCAACTAACGGAATTGAACCACCCCGTGACTTCTTGTCCATTAAGAAATCAAAGAAGGGGCCTCTTAAGCAGATTGTTCCACAATACGCCACCTTGAAGAATCAATACACTCTTCTGTGGGATATGGAAGGGAACTCTGGATATGTTAAAGTGGTTGCTATGATGCAAAAGTTCTTTGATCAAGCGATTAGTGGTAACTGGAGTTACAATCCTGAGCAGTATCCAGATAACGAGATTCCCATCTCAGTCATGGCAAATGACCTTCTGACTACATATAAGTACGGTTGGAAGACTTCATATTATCAGAACACCTATGATAGGAAGGATGATGAGGTAACAGAAACAGAAAACAAGGGTGCTGAATTGTCTGCACTAATGAAAGAACTAGAAAACGCAAACGAATCGGAGTGTGAATCCTGTGCAATTTAAGGTAAGTACAACAGATCAGATCAAGACTGCCCCTCAGGGCATGACTGTTTTCAATTCATCCCCAGTGGACACCAAAAAGCAACCAATGTTCTTTGGTAATCCACTTGGGGTTCAAAGATACGATTCATATAAGTATCCCATCTTTGACAAACTTACTACTCAACAATTAGGATATTTCTGGAGACCTGAAGAAGTCTCCCTACAAAAAGATCGTGGTGACTATCAGTCACTACGTCCCGAACAGAAGCATATCTTCACTTCAAACCTGAAGTATCAAGTTATGTTGGACAGTGTTCAGGGTAGAGGTCCAGGGATGGCATTCATTCCTTACTGTTCTCTGCCTGAACTGGAGGCGGCAATGACTGTGTGGGAGTTTATGGAGATGATCCATTCCCGCTCCTACACCTATATCATCAAAAATGTCTATGCAAATCCCAGTGAGGTATTCGATAAGATCCTCTCTGATCAGCGTATTCTAGACCGTGCTGGAAGTGTTACAGAGTCATATGATGACTTCATCAATGCAGCACATGCTTATGATAATTCCAATCAGTGGAAGCACGCATTGGAACAAGTTCCATCTGCAATGGATGATAGATATGAACTAAAGCGTAAACTCTTTAGAGCGATTGCAAATGTAAATGTTCTGGAGGGTATCCGTTTCTATGTTAGTTTCGCTTGCAGTTTCGCATTTGGCGAACTTAAACTTATGGAAGGATCCGCTAAAATCATCTCACTTATCGCCAGAGATGAGAACCAGCATCTTGTCCTCACTCAAAACATCCTTAATAAATGGGCAGAAGGCGATGACCCAGACATGAAGAAGATCTTTGAAGAAGAGACTCCATGGTTGTATTCTCTATTTGACAAGGCAGTCAATGAGGAAAAACTATGGGCAGAGTATCTGTTCAAGGATGGATCTATGATCGGTCTTAACGATAAACTACTGCAGAAGTATGTTGAGTGGATTGCTAATCGTCGTCTTAAGGCGATTGGACTCAAGGCACAATATGATATTCCTGCCAAGAACAACCCACTACCTTGGACACAGCACTGGATCTCTTCTAAGGGTCTCCAGGTCGCTCCTCAGGAGACTGAAGTTGAATCCTATGTTGTTGGTGGTATCAAGCAAGATGTCAAGAAAGATACCTTCTCTGGATTCTCACTTTGACGAATCAAGATTGGAAAAAATATATCCTTGAGCATTGGGTATTGAAACCCAAAGAGAGGGTCCTTCTTGAAGAGGGACCTAAGTCTCTTGCTCAAGCATGGCATCTTCAAGCACTTAAGTATAAGTACGATACTTATTTTCGTAATAAATAATCGGACTTACATATAGATGTTTTGTGCGATTATGAAAACCCCTGGTATTTTGAGGGAACCCCTTTTTTATCTGAGAGTATTGACGATAACTTCGGTTTTGTCTATCTCATTACAAATCTCTCAAACGGTCGCAAATACATTGGCAGAAAATACTTCTGGTCATTTAGAAAACCACCAGGGAAGAAACGAAAGGTAAAACAAGAATCTGATTGGAAAAAATACTATGGGTCTTGTCCTGAATTAAAGGAAGACATTAAAGTATTTGGAAAAGAAACCTTTAGTAGAGAGATACTAAGTCTTCACTCTACTAAAGGATCTTGTAATTTTGAGGAAACCAAACAGTTATTCTTAAATAACGTTTTGCAAGAATCTCTTGACACAGGAGGTCCTGCTTACTATAATAGCAATATCCTCGGTAGATACATGAGGAAGGACTATGGTAATTTCAAATGATTGAAGTTCTTTTTATTGGGAAGATCAAGAACTTAACGCCTGAGTACGAAGAGTATAACGATTCACTTTACTCAAGTGCTAAGACCATGGACGGGTTTATCGGTATTGATACTGAGGTCGTCGATGGTGTTGAGATTACTATTAGTAAATGGAAAACTAAGGAAGATGTGGAACTCTGGGCAAGAGATCCACAACACCTTGAAGCAAAACGTAAAGTTGGACTATGGTATGATTGGTACAGGGCGAAACACTTTGATTGCATTGATCGCTAATTTCGTAGCAGCATTCCTCAAGAGAAGAGCAAGACTGTTGACACAAGACCAAGAACGTGTTAGTATTACTACATCCTCAGAACACCACATGAGCGACCAGACTAAGGAACTTGATCTCTATGAGATTCGAGATTTCGTTATCAATCGATTCCAAGAGTTGATTGAAGAGCAGCGTATTGAAGATGCTATGTCTTTTGCGGACGAATGGCATGAGTGGATTGGAGTTGAAGATGAGTCTGAAATGACTTATATTCTTGTTCCATCTATCGCTAGACCTAAGTTCAAGCAAGAAGATCTGAGCGATTATCCAGACTATTGACAGGACTGACCCCTTCCTGTATAATTGAGGGGTCAACCACACCTGACTCGCTAGCTCAGCAGGATAGAGCAACTGCCTTCTAAGCAGTCGGTCGTAGGTTCGAATCCTACGCGAGTCGTTAGGAACTTGAGACGTTCCAACCAAGGTGCCAGCAATGGGATAAACCCCCTTGGGATATTCACAACGGAAATTGTGTCTTACTCCATTACAAACTGTCAGAATGTTGGGTTTAAATGTGCCCCATAGCAAGCATTAGGATAAGTGTAATGTCACGCGGAATTAGTTCAGTGGTAGAACGTCAGCCTTCCAAGCTGAATGTCGTCGGTTCGAATCCGATATTCCGCTCCAGGGGAATTAGCTCAGTTGGTAGAGCGCCTGCTTTGCAAGCAGGATGTCAGGAGTTCGAGTCTCCTATTCTCCATTCCCGTAAGGGAAACAGTCCTCTGTAGCTCAGCGGTAGAGCCGACGACTGTTAATCGTCTGGTCGCAGGTTCGAATCCTGCCGGGGGAGTTTATAAATATGAAAGCAGTAGAAATCCTACTTTTATTAAGTGAGTTAGAGGGAGCAAGTGCTCACACAAAGAAGCATGGGTTTCTTGAAGATAGCGAAGTCCTTAACGAGATGAAGGGTCGTTATTACAAGATGTACTTCAAACTTAAAAAAGAAGAAAATGCTAAAAGTAAGATGTAAGATGTGCAATAGAGAATTGCACAGTACCTCTAAGGTACAATGTTGTGGTTGTCCAAACCAGATGATGGTTGTTGATGACAAAGTAACAGCAAATGATATGTCTCAGGTTGTAATGTTGAGTTCTAATAAAAAATCAAAAAATTCTGGTGTTCTTACTAACGAAGATATTCGCTGGCAAGAAGAAAGACGGAAGAGAAAAGTAAGAAAACTAGACTTCGATGTCAGATAATCTTAATAATTTCTTAAACACTTTGTGTATTTCAACACATACTTGACAGATTCCGACTAGTAACTATTATAGCTAGTAAGTATTTCAACAAATAACAATCATGCACCCCGACGAATTTTCTAATTGGGTGAAAATCAAAAACGCCTTAGAGGCATCTGGAAATACAGAAAACTTTTATTACACACGCGCTTGCGAAATCGTAAAGGGACGCCCAGACCCTATAGATATTAAGTTGGGACAACCTACATCAGATGGCACACAGGATGACTGAATTGAAACCTGAACATCTAGTGACACATGATGAGTGTCAGAGGATGATTGATGATGCTATCCGAAGACACAATCGAAATGCTGGAATTATCAGTATGTTTGTGGGTTTCTTTATTCTCGGACTTTTTAGTGAGGGTTTATTGAGATTAATTGGCGTCATTCCTCCACTACTCCCATGGTTGAACATCACTCTCAAATAATATTTTTATTACCTTGGGTAGTTTTGGGAATCATTGCACTCACTTTATTTG